GTCGCCTTTACGCAGCCGGAGTACTGCGGCGCCCTCGGCGTCGGCCTCGATGTCGAAAACCTTGTAGCGGACGCCTTCGATTTCGGCCTCGTCGCCGCGCACGGGCGCCGCGGGCAATCCGGCGAGCTGCACGAATAGCACCGCATAGACGCCCGGCGAGGCGTCTTCGGCTTCCCGCGCCGGCTGAAACACCGCGCGGACGGCGGCCTGCCCGCCAGCCTCGGGAAGGTAGAGAATCTCCCGCCCGAAGACCCGCAGGCAGGCATCGTCCATCCGACTCACTTGGACCGCAAACGTCATCAGGAGATGAATGCCCCGTTCAGCCGGACCCGGCCGGTGGCGTCGCCGTCGGCCGCCGCCCTCACAGCGACGCCGATCAGTTTGTTGCTGGTCGCGGTCTTGGTGATTACCTTCGTCGTGTTGTTCCAGTAGATCAAGGCACCCTGCGACCAGCCGGTGCTCGCGCCGGCCTCTCGGGTCAGATCGAAGACGCCCGCCACCTGGAACTCGCCTTCCTCGCCGCTCGCCACATCGGTTGCGGCCACGCCGAAGATGGAGCCCACCAGTGCGCCGCCGCCCGAACTCACCGCATACGGCGCGGTGAGCGTCAGCGTTTCACCGTTCTGCACGTAGTTCCTCATGTTCAATCCTCCTAAGCACCCACATTCTTTTGGAGCCCGCGCCAGTCAATCGCCTTGGCCCCGAAGTCGAGCCGCGCTTTGATCTCCACCCCATCGACGTCGAAGCCTTGGCGCGTCTCGATGTACACGCCGTCCTGGCCCTCGAGGTAGGCGTATTCGATCGTGTCGATCTGATCCGGCGAGGCGAACAGATACCAGGCCGTCGTGCTCGCCGCATCCAACCGTGGCTCGGCAATCGGCGTCAGAGCCCGGATGTAATCCGGCACGAGATCGGCCGATTTCGCCGGGGCCAGGTTCGGCGCGATCATCTGGAAGGCCGCCAATTGCAGCGCCACCGGCACCACCAGATAGCGCGGCTGCACGTTCAGCACGGTGATGCCATCGAGTCCCTTCTGTTTGGCCATCGCAGCCATGGCCGCGCCCAGGCCCGTCAGGGCCAGCGCGCTGCCTGCGCCCGTGTTGAGATTCGCGTGGTTCGCATGAAACAGCGCCACGCCGTCACCCATCGCCGGGTTCGAGGTGATGATGCCCCACACCGTATCGCTTTCCAGTGTCGCCGCCGCCACGCCGAAACCGGCGGGGATGCGCGTGAAGGCGCTCAGATCGTCGTTGATGATCGTCTGGCGGGTGATCGAGACGATGCGGCCATAGGTGGCGAGCTTGTAGGTCTCCTTCGATTCGGCGATCGAGCCGTGGGTGAACTCGCCCTTCTCGTTGACCTTCATCAAGCTCGGCGCTTCGCCCAACTGCACGGCGTTGATGTTCTTGAAGTCCACGGCCGAGCGCCGGCGCGAGAACGGCAGGAAGGTGCGCGGGTAGGCTTCATAGGCCTGCCGCAAGGTCTTGTTGGCTACGTCGGCAAGGATCGACGGGAAGTCGGAGGTCGACAGGGCGAGTTTGGCGATCTCGTGGCGCGGCAGCCGCTTGGTGCGCGTGCCGGCGGTTTCGAGGCACTCCTTCGCCAGATCGAGCAGCGTCTGCCCGGCCCAGTCGCGCCCGAGATCGTCCTTCAGGGGGAAGACCGCTGGATCGTAACGGTGCAACAGCGCCGCCATGATCCCGGCGCGGCGGGTCTCGGTCTGATCGCGCGTGACCACCGCAGCCGCGCTGCGGATCGTCGGCTCCTCGCCCCGCGTGGCCGCATCATCGAGTGCCACTTTGCGGAACTCTTCAATCGAAGTGCCCGCTTCGACATGCTGAGCGACGAGCCGCGCATCGACGTTCAGCGTGCGCCCGACCTTCTCGATTTCCCGGATGCGCGTGCGTTCGGCCAGTGCGGCGGCCTGGCGCTCGGCATCGAGGTTGATCTTCAGTTCGTCCCGGGCCTCTTCGCCCGTGGCGGTAACGATGGCTTCATCCATCTTCTGCTCCTGTGGGCCAGTTGCCCGTTCAAACTTGAATCCCGCGCCCGGATCGGCGCCGATGGGTACGAGCGATACTTCCTCGGGTTCCCAATCGGTCACCAGAACCTGGCGCATCGCCACTCCCTGCGGCGTCACATCCTCGACCGCGTGAATCGCCACACCCATCGAGGCGTTGCGCAGGATGCCGTCCTGAACGTCCTGCCACACCGGGTCGACGTCGGCGCGCTTCGAAAACCGAACCGTGGCTTTGCCCAGGCCGTTCTCGACCCAGGCGCGCACGATCACGCCGATCACATCGCCGACGGTGAAGTCGCGATGAGAATTCAATAGCGGCGCCGAGCCGCTCGCCAGGCGCCCCATGCGGATCGCGCCCGGCTCCATCGAGAAGCGCATCTCGAAGGGGCCACGCGCGTCGTAGCGCCGCACCGATGCACCCGTGTACCAGGTCAGCGTCGCGGTGCGTTCGTCGCGGTCGGCTGGAGCCAGCGCCTCAAACTGGGCTTCCAGCCGTTCTCTCGTTGGGGTCATGTGGAGGTTCCTCGTCAGCAAGAAGCTGTGAAATCTCGCGCAACTCACGATTGAGTTCAGCGACCGGCAGTTTTTGTTGCGCGCCGCTCTGCGTGACGCGGCGCGGATCGCAGTCGAGCACGATGCCGCGCTCATCGAGCAACCTGTTGATCTCGGCGATCTGCTCCAACTGTGCGTCGGGGGCGTAGCCCTGCTCGGCGATGGCTTGCCGCAGCGTCAGTGTGCCCGTGCGCAGCCGGTTTAGCGTGGCGACCGAGTCCTTGTACGGATCGACGCTGCCGAAGCCGGGCGGTGTCCACTCGGCGCGAAACGGGCCGAGTTCGGGGATCGCGCCAGCCGCGTAGGCCACCGTGAGGAACCGCTCCCAAACCGGCGTGCAAAGCATTGGAATGAACGTCAGCCAGCGAAAACCCTCGATGCCGTTGCGGAAGCTGAGCAGGCCTGCGCGGTAGCTCGAGTAGTTCACGCGCGAGAGATCGCCCGTCAACTGCTCGTAGGTGAGCTGCAAGCCCGTGGCGATCTGCGCTTGCTTGGCGGCGACGTAATCCCGGTAGCCCGCCGAGGCCGACGGCGAGGCGAAGGTGATCTCCTCGCCCGGCTTCAGGTACTCGATCATGCCCGGCTCGAAACTCTCGACGCGCTTGCCGGTGGCCGGATCCGGCGCGGCCGGAGCGATCGGCGGACCATCCGGCCCCTGCGGCTGCGTCACAAACGCCGCGAAGCAGGCCTCGATCTTCTTGCGGACCAGCTCGGCTTCTTCGTACTCATCGAGATCGCGCAGCGTGACCACGACGGGCGCAAGCCACGGCACGCCGCGCACCTGGCCCGGACGGTCCTTGCGGTAGATGTGCAGGACCTCGCTCGCGGGGACTCGCACCGATTGCAGCGACGCCCCGCTGCGCACGCCCGTCTGCACGACATCGCCGGGATGCTGGCCGTAAAGCCAGTAGAAGATGCGGCGGCCCACCAGATCGAACTCGACGCCTTGGATGATGTAGCCCGTCTCGGTCTTTTGCGTCTTCGTATGATCGAGGTAGTCGGGTTCAAGCACCTGGAGCTGCAACGGAACGGTAAGGCCATCGCTTTCGCGCCGCTGGCGGAAGCGCACCAGGCATTCGCCGCTTTCAAACACCGTCCGCGCAATCAGCGCCTGGAGTCCGTAGAAATCAAGCTGCCCGTCGGCGTCGCACTCTTCGATCCAATCCGCCCAGGCCGCGTTGATGATCCGGTCCAGGTCCGGCTCGCCGCTTCGCGCCTGCGCCGTGATGCCCGTGCCGATGGCGTTGCCCACCACCTCGGCCACGGCGCGCGCCGCGTAGGCGTTGTTGCGGATCAGGTCGCGCGAGCGCTCACGCAGCTTCGACAGCGCCACCGAGATCTCGGCGTTGGCCGAATTGCCTGTCGTGACCCAGCCGCCTGTGCGGCGATCGGTCCGCGCGCCTTCATAGGCCAGCCGGATCAGTTCCCCGGCGCGGCGTGCGCGCATCCGGCGCAG